TCCCACCGTTCTTCCAAACTATGCGACCACCTCTTATAATCAAGTCTTGTCCGGAATCAGAGGAAGTAACGTAAATTGAGGTCGGACCTTCACTGTTTTGAGTGAAAGGAACGTACACGTACCCGATATCTTCTAACCTTGCGGCAACCGCCGTGTTCGGAGGAGAAACAATGTTGAAGAAGTCAATCTGGTAGGTCTCGCTAACAGCAGGCAACCTGCGGTAAATAGGCCTGCCCCCCGGAACCCACTCTGTGGGACGAGATTGCAAACTGTTGGCAATGATGTACTGGGGGGATAGAAGGTTTGTAGTTACTCCCGAAGTGGTGGTAACAACTTGCTGAACTCCCCCGTTAATGGGTACCAGTTGCTGAGACATTTTACAAGTTCAGTGTGCCCTCACCATATTGAGGCGGGCTGTAAGGGTAAGTAGTCCCGCTAAACCAGGACAACTGTGGAGTGATGAGTGCGGAACTTGTGTTCTCCCACACAAACACACTCTGGTTGTAAGAGTTGCTGAATCTCCCTTTGTCCCTCGGAACAAGAGTTATTTGAGCTATGCCCAACTTGATTGCTGAAATGTCTCGACCAAGCTGGGATAAAATCGGTTCCTCGCAGACGTATTTGTCAACGTACCGAAGTAGATTACCAGCGTACTCTTGAATACGAGCGGTATTAACAACGGTTGTGTTTGTCCAGTTGGACACAGTCGGAGTGGGGGTAAATGCTCGCATCACCCGGTAGAGGTTCCGACCGTCTTCCGCTAGGATTGTATCCTCGGCGAACTCGGCGTAGGCGGGGTTGAAGTAAGGGATATAACTTGTTAAAGGAATTTCTTCTCGTTGACCTTCCTGAGTGAGTATAAAAGAACCATTGTTCAAGTAGATGTAGAACTGAAACAAAGGGCTAACGTTTGTTGTCGCCGTGTAAGACAAAACTGTAGAACCTTGACGGAAGAAAGTCCTGTCACCTTTGAAGAAAGTGAACATCCTGGTGGGTGTTTTCACCGTAGAGGTGGAAGACCTCAGCTCAGCGACCAACTGATTGTATTGGCTTGTGTTTACGTACAGGGGCAGTATGAGCCCTTCGATAACCATTACAGAAGCGTCCGTGCTGTTTGGAGTAAAATAGGAGGCAGCGATGTAATACTCAGGAGGGGAGACCGTGCTTTGTCTGAACTCCAAATACTGCCCAGCGGGGAAGCGGGGGTTGTACTTGGCGATTGGCAAACCGTTATCACCAACTTGAACTACGTTTTCCCTGACAATCCCTTGAGCAACCAGAGTGTCAAAATAGACACTCACGGTGCGCTGGTTGGGGGCGTAGGTGAAGGACTCAACTACGTAAGCGTATTTATTTACAACACCTTTGGTCGGGTCAACGTAGTTGTAGTAGGGGTCAGCAACTGGGTCTGGACCCGAACCAATCTGAGGGGTGTAAACCCAAGTACCCGACGGATAGGAAGTGCCAGGGGTTAGAATTTGGGGAACCACAGGGGCACCCAAGACCGTAGCGGCAACCGCTCCTGTGATGTCGTTGGTGGAGGGGTTAAGCGTGAAGTTCTGGTTAACTACCCAAACAAACGTGCCGGGTCGTTTGTTGACAGGGATGGGAGAAGCAGGGTCAGGGATAAACTCAGTTGCGGCGTAGTCGTACTGAACTATTTGGGGTGTGTAAGCACTACCGGTCGTAGCAATGTAGGAGTTGCCGACAACCCAAGGGCTATAGACCATAGCGGCAGATATTTTGCCAGGAATCTGAGCGGTAACGTAAGCAACATTGTCCGACTCCAGGGTCAGGTTTTCAAGAATAACGTGCAACTGACCGTCACCACCTGTGGCAGTATCCCAGTAGACAACCTGTCCTTTTAGGTATTCACCTGGGAGTAGGTTTTTAATCTGCTGGAGTTGAAGATTGCCGTAAATAGTTTGGTCAGGTTTGGCGATTGAGTAAGGCGTGAAGTTTTGGAGGACTGGATAGTACAGAGTTATCGGCAGATTCGTCTGCACCAAGTCATTTTGACGAAGCACCGTGTCTTCCGGGTCAAACGGATAGACCGTAGTGTAAGTTGCAGCCGAAGCGGTAAGCAAAGGTGGAGTATTGTACGCAGCACTCAACTCAATGTGAGGGTTAACGAAACGGTCGGTTACCGGAATTGTATTGTCAAAAGCAGCGTCAACGTCGGAGACCGTAGGATTGACAATCGCTGGAAACACCTCGCCAGGGGTCAAGATGGAAAACAACCTATTACGAAAGTCAAGCGAAGCATCTCTAAGGTTCACTCCGTAAGAGCTGTTAGCGTCAATCGACAAAGTTATATTGTACTGAACTTGGCTGAGAGTGATCGGGTACAAATGACCTTGGTTTTCAATGGGGACTGAGTAATTAACCGCAGTCTGTCCTCTCTCAAGCTGAACTTGGTTTAGTTCGGTGCCGTTAGGACCAAGCACGAAGAATGAAGCTTGTCCGTTGGGACGAATGTAATCAGTGAGGTAGTTGTAAGTGCCTTCATTAGGACGGTTGGGTTGAACCGTGGTGAGGGTTCCAGCACCGTAGAAATCTTCAAAGAACCCTTGCCAATCCTCTTGGGATACGGGATTCTTGCGGCGAATAAGTGTGAAGAACCTTTCTTGGACTTCATCGTAGGTTTCAACGTCGGAGCCGCCAACGGCAGGTTGAGGGTTGGTGACAGATAAACCGTTGATACCTATAGAAGGAACACCGGTAATGGTGTTTGCAGGGCAATTATACTGACTTCCAACATACTGAGACGCTACCGTGATTTTAACGGTTGACTCACCGGCAGGGATGGAATAAACTTCTGTTGTCACAAAAGTTATTGTTTCTCCCCCGGTGGAGTTGAAATTGCTAGTGAAGTTGGTTCCAACAGGGATAACCGTGTCGGTATTGCTAGGGAAAATAGTTACTACAAGTTGCGCAACCGAAGCAGACCCAAGACGGCGCATAGCGCCAAGGAAAGGACCAATCCAATCTATCAGGATTTCTTGAGGTAGCTGGTTAGCCCAAAACAGGAACTCTCCTTGAGCGAACGCTTGCCCTTGGATCAGAGCGGAAAGAGGGTTGCCCGAGGAAAAGTCATTAAGGGTCTGATTGGAAGCTTCGTAGACAACTTGGGAAGCTTGTTGAACTATTTGGGCTTCGTTCCGGGGGTCTATCGAAACTGAAGGTAAAGGCGCATATCGAGCCATGTAGGAACCTCTTAATCCGGGCAGACAGTCTTATTACCGCCTGCGTAGTTGTTGCAACCAGGGCTGCTAAATGAATCGTAAACACCGTTATCGATATAGAGAGTATCGAGAACATAGTCAATCCACTCTCCTGCCGCCTTCTTGGTAATAAGGTCTTCGGGGTCCAAAGAAGCCCATTTCTGAGCAGTCGTGGGAGAAGGAGCACCACCAGCGTAATCGTATTTACTATTGGTGGTGAAACTCTTGGGTGCGTTTGCGTTTGTGTTGGTCGGATTGCCAGCGAGCAACGGGTCGTACCCGAACCCCCAAGGTCCGGTGACGACTTTGCTACCGCTGATTGGGGTCCCAGACTGATAAACACCACCAACTACAACCGGCTGTTCTGTACCTAGAGTTACATATCTTGAGTCGAGACCGTTTGGACCGGACACAACCAGGGAACTCAAACCGATCGGAGGGTAATGCCAATCTAAGTCTTGACCATCAAAGTATATTTGTTGAGCACCGTTTAGCCACTGACTTGTGACTATAACGCCACTAGAAAATGTCGTTTTTGCCATACGACTAAGAGATCCCTACGTTAGTAAGGTTTTACCCTACAAACAAAAAGACCCCAGCCGAAGCCAGGGTCAGGTGTAAAGTTAGAGCCGAAAATCAGGTACGTGACCAATAATTTACAGTGAACTCAACTTCGATTGTAGCAACGTTACCTGTGTCACGATCAACGTCAGCTGTCATGATGTGCATAAATTGGCACTCATAACAGATGTATTGACCGCCGCCAACGGCACCGCCGTCACCGATACAATCGGTAGGGGTGATGGTGATGGTAACGGGGTTACAGTTGTAGTCGATCCAGAACTGTTCAAGAGTCTTGAAAATCAGGGGATCGTATGGAGCTGTCAGAGTTACATTATCCGCCTTACGGGGACCACTTACGTGGTACAGACGGTTGCCCGTCCCGTTGGCGTACTGACTTACTTCGGCAGCGTCTTTGATGCCGCTAAATTTGGTGAAAACCGCTGTAAAAGTCGGTCCTCCAAGCGCAGAAAACGAAACAACGTATTGCGCTTTTGTTAATGGACGCAGAATAGCCATGAAAACACCTCCTTAGTATTCCTTCCTAATCAGGACAGGATGTCGGTGACCATAGCTCCCGAACCGATAGCACCGTTAGCACCAAGGCCAACGAGGTTGATGATACGCTCAACAGTGATTTCAGCACGAACCACGCGACGCTCACGGATGTAATACTCAGGACGAACGGCAGGTGTGCCGGTCAACTGGTAAGTGTAAGAGAAGGCGGGGGTAGCGGCGTTAGCGCCACC